GAAATCGCGCGGGGGGCGGCATAAATATATAATACTCCACATCTAATCCTCCTACCCCCCCCCTTAAACACCAAAACGCTAAAACGTCCCTAGCACCCCAAAAGTTGCAAGTTTTCTTGCACTGTTATATCAAGTCTGCTATTGGACGAATAGAGGAGTAACGAATGGGACGCAAAATAACTGACCCCAAAGAGATAGACCGAGGCAAGAAGAAGTTTATCGAGCTTGTTTCTGATGGTATGTCTGCCAGGAAGGCTTGCACTCACAAGCAAATCCCTACGTTTATGACGATTAGCAAGTGGCTGCGTGATGACGCTGATTTCCGCGACCAGTACAAGGTCGCTATGGAGCTTCGCGCTCAGAAGATTGACGATGATATTGACGATGCTATTGAGCTTATGAAGTATGGTGAGCTTGACGCCCAGCAGGCGCGAGTTGTCATTGATACTTACAAGTGGCGAGCAGCGAAGTTGTATCCGAAGTTTTACGGCGAAAATCAGAAGGTCGAACACGAGCATAAGGTTGTAAGCTTTGTTGACGAGTTGAAGCTAGCAGCGGCGCAAATAGAGCGTCAGCGGCTAGAGGAAAAGACCATTGATGTGGAGGCTGTTGAAGTTGAAAAAGACTGAGAACACCGACCTGCTCGTTCAGTTGCACAATGACCCTGTTTTATTCGTCACCAGCATTCTCAAGGCAGAACCCCAGCCGTGGCAAGCCGAGGCACTCAAGGCCGTTGCAAGTCACGATAAAGTTAGCATTGCGTCTGGTCACGGTGTCGGCAAGACGGCGTTTCAGAGTTGGTTGGTGTTGTGGTGGCTTGTAACGCATTATCCGTGCAAGGTGGCTGTGACGGCGAACACGGCGCATCAGTTGAGTGATGTTTTGTGGACTGAGATAGATAAATGGGCAAGGAAGTTGCCAGAGGGTTTCAAGCAGTTACTGGAGTTCAAGAGCGACAAGATTAGTCTCAAGGGGGCTAGTGACAGCTTTGCGGTTGCGCGAACAAGTCGCAGGGAGAATCCAGAGGCTTTGCAGGGCTTTCACTCAGAGAATATGTTATTTTTGTGTGAGGAAGCGTCAGGTATACCGGATGTTGTCTTCCAGGTCGGTGAGGGTGCAATGTCCACTGCCGGTGCGAAGACGGTTATGTGCGGCAACCCTACGCGGTCTGAGGGTTTTTTCTTTGATAGTCACCATTCTCAGCGTGAGCGTTGGCACACGATGACGGTGAGTTGTCACGAGGCAACCACGGTTTCTGAGCAGTTTCTTGAGGAGATGAAGGACAAATACGGTGAAGAGTCTAATGTTTACAGGGTGCGTGTCCTTGGTCAATTCCCTACGCAATCTGATGATGTGTTATTGCCGCTATATTTGGTGGAAGAGGCAACTAAGAGAGAAGTCGAAGCCTCACCCACTACGCCGGTTGTATGGGGAGTAGACGTTGCAAGATTTGGCGGTGACAGGAGTGCTATCGCTAAACGGCAAGGTAATGTGCTTGTTGAGCCGATTAAGACGTATCAAGGCAGAGATATTATGGAGATGGCAGGTATTGTGCTGTCTGAGTACGAGGCTTGCAACTATCGTATGCGCCCTCAAAGCATATATATTGATGCGATTGGCATTGGTGCGGGGCTAGCTGACAGGTTGAGAGAGCTTGATTTGCCTGCCGTAGCGATATCTGTGTCGGAAACTGCTAGTTTGAAGGACAGGTTTAACCGGCTGCGGGATGAATTGTTCTGGAATGCTCGCGAATGGTTTGAGGCAAGGGATTGCCATATACCGAATGATGCTACGTTGATACAGGAAATCACCGGGATTAGGTATAAATACCTATCTAATGGTAAACTGAAGGTCGAGAGCAAGGACGAGATGAAGCGCAGAGGGCAGAGAAGTCCAGACGTAGCAGACGCTTTTGTCTTGAGCTTTGCTGAAAATGGTGCCATTGCTGGTGGCTACTCAAGAGGTTATAGTAGCAAGCGCAGCTTGAAGCCAAACACAGGATGGGTGGTATGACTGACAACATCGTGAAGTTTCCGAATAGACATTTAGACGTTGAAGTGGAGCTTGATGAGACTGAAGAAGAGTATATGGAGATGGTCGAGGCCATCAACACAATGATGGAAATGCACGTTGCTGGTATACTGACGACTTCAGATGCAAAATGGCATCACATTATGGACGCGGCTATGTCAATGGCCGTTAGTGCTGGTCTTCGCGCTGGTATGGTGCCGGAAGAAATTGAAGAGATGTTGAAGACATCAAACATCAAAGAGGTTGAGTACGATGCCTAAAGACCCCCGACTAGAAAGAATTGGCGTATCCGGCTATAATAAGCCCAAGCGCACACCCAACCACCCGACTAAAAGCCACGTTGTTGTGGCTAAATGTGAGGATGGTAGTGTAAAAACTATTCGTTTTGGGCAGCAAGGAGTTTCTGGTGCTGGTAAAAGCCCAAGTACAGCATCAGAAAAAGCGCGGCGTAAATCATTCAAGGCAAGACACGCCAAGAATATTGCAAAGGGCAGATGTTCAGCAGCATATTGGGCAAATAAGGTGAAATGGTAATGGCTAAAATGAAGAAAACATCAAAGCAAGTAACTGGTAAGTATTGTGGCGGCAAGTAAGCCAAAAGACCCTGCGCTTTGGTCACGAGCCAAAGCAGCGGCGAAGCGTAAGTACAAGGTTTATCCTTCTGCTTACGCTAACGCCTACGCTGCTAAGTGGTACAAGGAGAAGGGTGGCAAGTGGGGCGGCTCAGACAATCGTGTGGGGAAATCGTAATGCCAGCACAAGCCGGACTAGGTAAATGGTTCAAAGACAAGTGGGTTGACGTAAACACAGGAAAGCCGTGTGGACGCCAGAAAGGCGAGAAACGTGCTTACCCTGCTTGTAGGCCAGCAAAGGTTGCAGGCCGTATTAGCAAGCAAGAGGCCAAGAAAAAGACAGGACCGAAACGTGTAAACTGGTCGGTGACGGCTAGTGGCAAGAAAAGGAATTAGTATGAGTATCTGTGATAAATGTCCGTATCCTAGCCGGTGTCAAGCACAGGCACGTTGTATAGCCTATAAAAAGGATGCAAAGCCTGTTATTATGCAGGAACCAGAGTCTGTGCCGGTTATGACAAGCACAGGAATTGGTATGACAGGAATCCTTAAAAAGACATCCAAAAAGAAAGCAGCAAAAAAATGAATTACGGCAAAAAGTCTGACACTATGCCCCTTCCGGTTCCAATGATGTCTCCTATTGAGAAGTTTACTGGAAAAAGAACGCCAGCATCAAAAAGACCGCAGACAACTTTTGAAGACGCAATGACAAGAAAGCGTATGGTTAAGAAGAGCAAAAAAGCAGCGGCTGCTCGTAGCAAGATTCAAACAGGAAATTACGCAAGCGACTGATGTTTACCAGAGTTATGAGAAGGCCGCCTGTGCAACGCCCCAGGCCAGTAGAACTAAGTAAGGAAGCTCAAGCAATAGCTAAGGCTTCCGTTTCTGCATCTGCGAAAGTAGAAGCGTTGCCAAGTTTTGAGACTTGCAAGGGCTGCGTAGCAAAGAAGATGTGTAAAAGCTCTGGCTGCTGTATGTATGGGCAAACCAAGCCGAAGGAAAAATCAAATGCCAAAAATGGATGAGTATCAGCTTAACAGCATTGTTTCTTCGGAAGTAACAGATGCCCTTAATCATTTCGACAGTGAGTTTTCTCAAGACCGCATTCGCGCAATGGATTTCTACCTTGGTGAGCCATTTGGCAACGAGGTTCAAGGCCGGTCATCAGTTGTTAGCACAGAGGTAGCAGATACGGTTGAGGCTATTATGCCAAACCTGATGCGTGTGTTTACAGCAAACGACAAATATGTGCGCTTTAGCCCTCGCACAGCAGAAGATGTAGAACGTGCTGAACAGGTTAGTGACTATGTAAACTACATTATCAACCACGATAATGAAGGCTACAAAATTCTATACAACTGGTTCAAGGACGCCTTGTTGTTCCGTCTTGGCGTTGTAAAGTATTTCTATGAGGAAGAAGAGAATGTCACTGAAGAAGAATATAATGGACTTGATGAGAATGAACTGGCTGCGCTCTTGTCTAACCCAGACATTGATGTGGTTGAGCAGCAAGAAACCGTTATTAATTCGTATATGGAAGAAGATGGAACGGTGGTTCCTCTTGAAAGTAATTATGACTTGTCAGTCCGTGTTACAGAGCGCAAGGGCAAGATTAAAGTCATAAATGTACCGCCAGAGGAGTTTCTGGTAAATCGCCGCGCTACTAGCCTAGAAGAAGCGTATTTTGTAGCACACCGCACAACAATGACAGTTTCTGACCTTGTAGCAATGGGCTATGACAGAGATGAGGTTGAAGCACACGCTGGTACAGCAGACCTAGATGTAGACCAAGAGCGTACCAATCGTTTCCAAGACCTAGAGGCAAATACAGGCACCGATGCAGCAGACCCCACATTGCGTGAGGTCGTGTACTACGAGTGCATTATGAACGTAGACTTTGACGGTGACGGCATTGCAGAACGCCGCCGTATCTGTGCAATTGGTGACGGTGCAGCACACATCCTGCATAACGAGCCGTTTGACCACGTTCCATTTGCTGTTGTTAGCCCAATCCTTATGCCGCATCGTATGATTGGCCGCAGCATTTACGATATGACTGAGGACTTGCAGGTCATCAAGTCTACTCTGATGCGCCAGTATCTGGACAGCGTATATACAAGCACACTGCCACGAATGGTTGCTGTTGAGGGTCAGGTGAATCTGGATGATTTGCTTGAGGGTACTGCTGGCGGTATTATTCGCGCTCGTCAGCCTGGTATGGTGCAAGCCATTCAAGGCACTGCTGTAGGCGGTGAAATCCGGCCTTTGATGGATTATCTGGACAACGTCAAAGAACAGCGTACAGGTATGAGCAAGGCATCACAAGGTTTGGATGCAAATGCACTACAGTCTACAACAGCTAGTGCTATTAGCGCGACCGTAAGAGGCGCACAAGTCAAGCTAGAGAGCTATGCTCGTACAATGGCTGAGACAGGCGTTAAAGACTTGTTCCGTGGTATTCTGCATCTGGTTACCAAGTACGATAACAAGCCGCGTATTGTGCGTCTGCGTAACAACTTTGTGCCGATTGACCCGCGTGAATGGACTAGCGAGTTTGACGTTGTTGTGCAAGTTGGGCTTGGAACGGCTGATGATGAGCAGAAGATTGCGTTCCTGACGCAGATTGCTGGCAAACAAGAGCAAATCTTGCAGCAGTTAGGGCCAAACAATCCTGTTGTTACAATGTCTCAGTACGTTAATACGCTTCGCAGCATTGCAGAGATTGGCGGCTTTAAGGACGCAGACCAGTTCTTTAATGCACCACAACAGATACAAATGATGCAGCAGCAGCAAGCACAGCAACAGCCTCAGATGTCTCCAGAGCAAATGCAGATGCAGCAGCTTATGCAGCTTGAGCAGCAAAAAGCACAGGCACAGCAGGCTCTTGAACAGCAAAAGGCTGAGGCTAACATTGCTCTGCAACGTGAGAAGATGGAACAGCAGCTTATGCTAGACCGCGAAAAGATGCAGATGGAAATGGAGCTACGCCGTCAAGAGTTGCAAGCAGAGGCAGAGCTTCGCGTGGCTAAAGCCGTAACAGATTCACAAATCTCAACCAACTTGCCGAGGGTTTAATAATGGCGAAGCGCAAAAAACTAAAAGACCAGAATCCACCACGCCGTGTAGAAATCCGTGGGCAAGACCACCTACTGGCCTACATCACGCCCGAAGAGGCGCAGCTTTTGATGGACAACGGCGGCTCTGGCGAGCCTGGCCCTATGGGTATTCCTGCTTTTGATATGAACGAAGGCCAAACAGATGATTTTGCAGGAAACCCAGATTCTGCGGCAGGCGCAGGAACCAACAGTTTGGGAGATGTTATCGGCGGTTATCTATCCTCTGGCCCAATTGGGATTATTGGCGGCTTTTTAGATAGCGCCGTAGGTCTTGAAGCGCATGCCCCCGGCGCTGGCGGTGGCACTGGAGGCGATGGTTTTCCTGAGACCTCTTATATGAGCCGTTATTATGGCGGCGGTGGTTCTTCTGAAAATCGTTGCCCAGAAGGTTATATTTATGACGAGCAACTTGCCGCTTGCCGCTTAAACACAAGACCAGATGATGCGGCACAACAAGATGGCGGTTTGTTGCAACCAGCTACATCGGGCGGTTATGCGCGTATGGGGTTACTTGACGTTTCGCCAGAATCCTTATCTAAATTTGTGGAAAGATATGGAATTAGCGGGTTTGACTCGCCAAACGCCTTTGAGCAGCAGAATTTAGCGTTTCGCCGCCAATCCGCAACATATCCTGAGTTTTACAAACAGCCACCGTTAATGCCGGGTTATACGAATTTAGAGACAGGCGCTGTGGTGCCGCCGTCTGGTGTTCCTGTTGCTCCAGCGCCAGCACCAGTACCAGCACCTGTTGCACCAGCACCAGCACCTGTTGCGCCCGCGCCAGCACCTGTTGCAATCGAGGCAACACCATACGGAAGAATTGACGCCCTTTACACTGATGCAGGTGAAATAACTCCGACATATGGTATGGTTAGAGATATTATGAGTCTTGGAATTAACGACCCTCTTATTCAAAGAGCGCAAGAAACATTGGGACCATCAGCAGGCGACCCACTAGCAAGAGCGTTAGATATAGCGTCTCAAATGCCAACACCTGAGCTTGGCTTGGCCACTAGAGGTCAGTATTTAGAAAGTTTAGGTGAAATTGCCAGAGCCACAGGGCTAATTGGAAATAAAATACAAGACGATAGTGGCAGGACTATTGGCTACAAAGGTTTTGAGCGTCCAGAAGGCGATAACTAATGAACGAAGGTAAAGCTAGAGAAGATATGGCTAGGGCTGAAAAGGCTGAAGCTGTACTTAGAAACGAAATATTCATCGAGAGCTTTGAGTATTTAGAGGATGAGTTTACAAAAGCGTGGAAGCAAAGCGCATTGAAAGACACGGATGCAAGAGAGCGTCTGTACATGCTTTGCCAGAACCTAGAGGCACTAAAAGGCTACATACACAAAGTAGTCGAGGATGGGAAAATGGCAAAGGCGACTCTACAAGAGTTGCATAATCGTCAACAATTTGAGAAAAGGAAGTAATTATGTCCGACAATCCGCAAGGAACCGGCAATTTTTCAGTAAATGATGCAATTAGCCTTCTAACGACCCCCGAGCCGGACAAGGTTGAAGAAGAGCGACAGGAAGCAGAAGCTTCCGAGCCGATGGAGACAGAGGCCGAAATCACGGAAGAGGACACTCAGCCAGAGGCTGAATCCTACGAAGATGACGAGGATGATGTTGATGATGTCGATGAGTCTGATGAAGACGATGACTACGAGGATGACGAAGAGGAACCTCAACAAGAACTCTACAAAGTCAGAGTGGACGGCGAAGAGTTAGAGGTTAGCCTGGACGAAGCCCTACAAGGTTATCAGAGGCAAAAGGCTTTTACCAAGCGTAGCCAAGAGGCTGCTGAAATGCGTAAGGCTGCTGAGAAAGAAGCAGCAGAAGCAAAGCAGGCTCGTGATTACTACGCACAGCAACTTGAGGTTGTGGCACAGCAGATTGGTCAGACAATTCCACAGGAACCTGACTGGGTCTCATTAGCAAAAGAGGTTACAGCGGAAGAGTACAACGCAATTAGAGCAGAGTACGACAGCCGTATGACTAACCTTGCAAAAGTGGAGCAAGAGCGACAGTATGTTGCTCAACAACAGGCCGCTGAACGCGAACAGGAGTTAAAAAGACACCTCGCCGCACAAAGGTCTGAAATGCTGGAGCGTATTCCTGCCTGGCGGGATGATGAACGCAGAGATACAGAGCGTGTTAATGTTATTAACTATGCTCGTAGCGTTGGCTTCAGTGAGCAAGAAGTAGCACAGGCGACAGACGCTCGTGCAGTAGAACTTCTTTACAAAGCGATGCAGTGGGACAATCTTCAGAAGAAGAAACCCAATGCTAAAAAACGCACAAAGCAAGCTCCTAAAATGGCTAAAGCTGGTCAGCCACGGTCTAAGAAACAAGCTGCTAGTCGTTCGCGGCAGCAGGCTATGGGAAGGCTTAATAAAGAGCGTTCAGTAGATGCCGCCGTATCATACTTGATGGGCAATAAAACTTAGAAGGAGTTTTCAAAATGGCCACATTCACAACCAGTCTCGCAGTAGGCGAGAAAGAACAACTAGCCGATGTGATTTATCGCATCGACCCCGATGAGACACCAATCTTTTCCGCACTCAAGAAAGAGACCTCAAACGGCATCTTTACTGAGTGGCAGGTTCAAGAATTGGCTGCTGCATCAGGCACCAACTACGTCAATGAAGGCGCAGACGCCAGCATAGGCACGCCCACAGCTACTACTCGTCTGGGTAACTATCACCAGATTTCAGTAGCAGCAGTCGCTGTATCAAAGACACTTGATGCAGTCGAAAAAGCTGGCCGTGACCGTGAACTGGCATACCAGAAGGTACTGAAATCATTGGAACTTCGCCGTGACATCGAAAAATCAATCGGTGACACAGACGTTGCTCGTGATGGTTCTGACCCTCGTAAATCAGCATCACTGTCTTGCTGGATTACAAACGGTTCAGTAGGTGCAACTGCTGGTGCCTTTGCTACTGGCGATGGAACAGACACCATTACAGACGGTGATGACCGCGCTCTGACACTTGCTCTCATCGAAGATGCGATGCAGGATGCTTGGACAGACGGTGGTAACCCGAAGATGATGGTTTGTTCAGCAACAAACCGTGCGAACTTCTCAAACCTGACAGCATCTTCAAACTTGGTAAACAACCAAGTGAACATGACTCAGGCGAAAGAAGTAACCTACGTTGGTTCAACATCAGTCTTCCTGACTGACTTTGGCACCATCGAGGTCGCTCCATCACGCTTCATGGGCAATGACCGTGCGTTCTTGATTGACCCAGACTTCGCTTCTCTTTGCACCATCAATGGTCGCAACTTTGCAGAGAACGAAATTGCGGCAACAGGTGACGCAGAGAAGTTCCAGATTGTGACTGAGTGGGCTTTGAAAGTACAAGCTCCAAAGGCACACGCTGGCATCTTCGACCTGTCAGGTTCCTAAGCAAAATAGAGGGGGCGGGTTTACCGCCCTCTCTTTCCATTAGGGGATATTATGAAAAGATTACTTACATCCGATAAAGCTGCTGGCAAGCAGACTTATATGCGTCAAGAATCTGATGGTTCTACTTTTATTGAGAACACGCAGAACTTTGACACGCTTATGAAGCTTAACAAACATATGTCTGATGACTGGCAAAAGGGTCAAA